CAGCGACATCCACGCATCGCGCTCCTCGAGCACGCCCGCGCGGAGGGAGCTGTAGTTCACGTTTTCGAGGTCGTTGGCGAGGCCGTTGTAGGACACGCCGAGGCCGGAGGCGATGCCGCGCAGGCTCGCCTTCACGAACTGCGGGAACTGCTCATGCGGGTACGTCGGATCGAAGGACTGGAAGGACGAGCCTTCGGGCAGCACGCTGAATTGCCCAGGCGTCGCCTCGGTGACGTACTCGCCGTTCGCGTCCTTCGCGTCGGCCAGCGCCACGCCTTCGCCGTCGGACGTGGTGAAAAATCCCATCTTCGCCGCGCCGATGTTGGCGGCGACCACCGCGGCTTCTTCGTAGGCGCCGAGATGCTTCAAGCGCAGCAGCGCCGACACCACCCACGGCAGACACCGCGTCTGCTCGGGCCGGTCGAGGATGCCGAGGTAATAGATCTGGTCAGCCGGGACGCGCTCCTCGCCGCCCGGCAGCGACGCCGAGGGGAGATCCTCGCCCGGGTGCTTGCGGTCCAGCCAGTACGCGACCGGCCGGCCGAGCGGCGTGACCTCGACGCCCATCTTCACGACATTGCCGCCCGGCATGACCGTGTTTTTGTTGATGTCGAGCCGGTCGATGTCGATGACCTGCAGCGCGAACATCTCCGGGTTGCCGGCGGCGCGGCCGTACACCTTGCGGATCAGGCATTCGCCGTCGCGCGCGACCGTGCGCGCAGCGAGGCGCGAGAGCTCGCGGAACGACAACCGGCCGGTCACCTCGCAAGATCCACGCGCGGCCCACTTTGCGAACGCGGCCTCGACGGCGCCGTTTCCGGTCTCGTCGAGCTTCCCGTCCGGGAACTTCGCCCGCACCTGCAGGCCGAAGCCGCTCGGGCCGACGACGTGCGTCTCGACCATCGCAAGATATTTGCGGACGTAGTCGTTGTTGTAGGCCAGCCAGCGCGACCGCTGGCGCACCGTCTTGAGCGCGCCATAAACGTCCCGGTTGGCCGATCCGCCGCCCTGGCCGAAGCCCGCGGTGAGGTTCGTGAACGCCCCGGCGGCCACGACGTTTCGCCGCATCGACGGTCGCGACGGCTGCGCGCCGAAACGGCCGAGCAGGTTGTCGAACCAGCGCCGTTTCGCCATCACGCCATCCTCGTCAGAATCCGCCGCATCGTCGGCTTACCGGCCGCAATGCGCGCGGCGTTGTCCTCGGCCGCAACGAGCCGCTTGAATCGGCTGTGCGCCTTCATCAGCTCGGTCCACGTCATGCGTGAAATCGCATGCCCCTCGATCGAGACGTTGAGCTGGTCGCTCGTGGCCTTGCTCGCCATGACCGCCTCGAGCGCGTCGAGGGTCTTGCGGTTGATCGAGCGGCGGTCCTTGTTGCCGGCCGCAGCCGGGTCCGCATGCACGACAAGGGCGCCGCGCTCGACCGTGGTGCGCGCCGACGTCGCGATGTTCGTGACGACGAGGAACCAGCCGAACTCACCGTCGCGCCGGTCCTGCGTCGTTGCGCTCGGCACCGTGACCGCGAACGCATCCCCGCTCGCGGTGGCCGCGACGGAGAAGGAATCGTCGGCGCGCTCGAAGAAGTAGGTGGCGGTGTGCGTGCTTGCCGGGTAGTCGGCCAGCTCGCGCGTCCACGTCCAGGTATCGCCCGCGAACGCCTCCGCCGGGACTTGCTCAAGTTCTGCCACGCATCACCCTCGGAGTCTGGACATCCAGCCTTGTTGCCGGACGAGTTGCTTGCGCCGCGCAGGCGGCGGCGGATCAGCCTTCGGTGCTACCTGCGCAGGCGCAGGCGCTTCGGGATTCAAGTCCTCGCCCGTCGCCACGGGTCCGGCGCGGCGCGTCTGGATCAACTTCACGCCGCCACGACCGACGAACGCGGCGTAGGCGTAGACCGTGCAGTCGAGCGCCTCCTGCCGCACGCCTGTCCGGCGCGGCTTCCATTGCCTCACCCGGCGCCCCTGCACGACGCGAAACACGACGGTCTCGGAGGTGAGCTGCTCGAGCCAGTCCTCCTCGGTGCCTGCGTCGAAATGCAGGTAACCGGGACCGGGCTCGGTCACCTTGCGCAGGCGGCCGTAAATGATGTCTTTGATCGTGTCGACGCCGATCGGCCAGAGCTCGATCCGGTGCCGCGCGGAGCGGGTCGACTTTTTCGGCCACGCGAGGCGACCGGCACCGCCGATGCCCTTGACCGCCCAGACCCGAAAGCGCTTGCGCGCGTTCGCGTACCGGTACACCTGCTCGGTGAAGTGTCCGCCGGAGTCGATCGCGCAGGCTTCGATCACGAGCTCGCGCCCGTCGTCGGTGCGATACCGGCGGCGCAGGATCTCGTCGTGATCTGCCCACAGCTGCGCCGAGGCGGGATCGCCTCGAAGCACGATGTGTTCCGCGCGCCAGGCTTCCTCCTCGGCGCCCCAGCCCCAGACAGTTGTCTCGAGCCGGTCGTCCTGCACGTCGGTCCCGGCCGTGACCATCAGCACGCCGGGCGGCAGGGAGTTCGTGGTGTAGGACTCGCGCCGGGTCGAGAGGCCGGCAGAGTCGACCGTGTCGCCCTTCTCCTCCCACGTCTCGCCCAGCGACGTGTTGATCCACGTCTGCAGGGTTTCCGGTAGGCGCTTGGCCTTGAGGAACGACGCCGCCATGTCGCCCCACGTTGACCAGGGCGAATACAGCTCGGAGATGTGGAAGCCCGCGATGTCGCGGGTCGGCTTCGATGCGCGCCACTCGCCGCGGCGCAGCATCTCGGCCTTGTCAGCCTCGGCGATCTCGGCGCCGCAGTGCTGGCAGACGTAGACGGCTTCAGACGGCCGATCGTCCGGCCAGCGCACCTGCGGCCAGATGAGCCGCTGGAACTCGTCGCAGTGCGGGCAGGGGACGAAGTAATACCGCTGGTCGCTCCCCTCGAAGCCCGACTCGATGCGGCTCGACCCTTTGATCGTCGGCGTTGAGCCCGCAAGCATCTTTCGATTCCAAAAGGTCGTCGATCGCTTCTTGCCCAGGCTAACCGGATCACCCTCCGCGCCAGCGCTCGACGGGAAGCGGTCGACCTCGTCAAACAGCACGATGCGGATCGGTCGCGACGCGAGCCCGGCCGGCGAGTTCGCGCCGGCCACGGTCAGATGCCCGCCCGCGAATTTCTTGTGCAGCAGCGTGTTGCCCGAGTCGCGCGACCTCGCGTCGGCGATGCGATCGCGCAGCGCCGGGGTGTCGCGGATCATCGGCGCGAGCCGGTCCTTCGACCATGCCTCGGCCATCTCGAGCGTCGGCTGCACGAGCAGCATCGGCGCCGCGTCCTGATGGACGAAGTACCCGATGACGTTGTTCAGAATCTCGGTCCAGCCGACTTGCGCCGACTTCATGCACCAGATTTCACGGATCGCAGGATCTGCAATCGCGTCCATCACGCCGCGCTGGTAAGGCGCGCGCGACGTGCGCCACGCGCCCGGTTCAGCCGACGATTCGCTCGACAGTCGCCGGTGCGCGTCCGCCCACTCGCTCACGGTCAGGAGCGGCGGGCTTTTCCAGACGCTCACCGTCTGCCGGAGCATTCCCGCCACCGTCGTCGTCGGTCTCGGGCAGCTCCCACTCGGCGAGCTCGTCGATGGCTGCATAGATGTCCGCGCGGATCTTGTCCGCCGCGACGCTGGCGTCGCTGATGTTCGTCAGTTGCGGCCCGAGCTTTGCGGGCAGGGAGAGGAGCTTTGCGCGAGCGGCGGCGATGTGATCGGCCCAGCCGGCTTGCACCGCCGCGCATTCAGCCAGCTGCCCGCGGCGGATGGCGTTTTCCATCTCGACGCGCTCGGCCTGGGCGGCTGCCAGACGCTCGCGCTGGTTTTCGAAGTCGTCGGTGGCGGCCAGCGTGTTGCGCGTCGCATACCACTTCACCAAATCGCGGGCGTCGTATGTTCCGTCCCTATTGCGCGGAGCGTCGGCCCAGTCGCGCAAGGTGCGCGACGTAACCCCGAGAAGGTATGCAGCTTGCTGCTGATTAAGCCGCGCAAGCTCGACATGTGCGGGATTGACTCTAGCCATTGCTCAAGCGTCTTTCGGCCTTTTGACGAATTACACGAGCGACACGCGATCACAAGATTGTCGATCGAATGCGCCCCGCCACGGCAAAGCGGCACGACGTGGTCGGCGGTCCGCTCCGTTGATGAAAGCTCGGTCTCGCAATAGCGGCACCGAGTGCCTTTTGCGAACAGCTGGCCGAGCGATTGCGGCGTAATCGTTCCGTCACTCTGCGCCGCTACCCGTTCAGCTCGAGTGACTTTTCGTGACTGCGCCTTGATGATCTCGCGCGCGCGAAACTCCGCATCGAGGCGATACCGCAGCTTGAACTTTTCGCCACCAGAAAGACGCGGGTTGTTCCACGGCTTCCCTGTCAACGCATACCACGCGGCCACGCACGGGCCGGGCGCGGCAACTTTTATCCAGTGGCGGCGATGAGCGCGCCACAAGACCGCAGGCTCCTTAACTTTCTTTGTTTCCGATTT